GCCAAAGAGAACTGTGACTGTTGTACAGAAAGAACACGACGTGCATAATATACACGCTCTGTCTTTGATGATGCCGCAGTAGTTGGAGCTTGTCCAATCGCAACTAATTGACGCTCAACTGGAGCTTCTCCTAGTGCGCCTGCTGCAAGACCAAGGGTCTTTTCATCTGAAGAAAGTGTTGCTTGTGACTGTCCGAATACTGCAAGAACGTTCTGAAGAGTACCTTCTGCCATTTCTGTTGCAATCATAACTTCCATTGTCTCCTTGAAAAGTTTTGCTGAGTCAAGAAGCTGATCTACTGTTACTGAACCGTATGATGGGTTGTATGTAATTTGAAGACCGTTGTTTGTAAAGCCTACGTTACGGTATGCAGCGCCTTTTGTTGCTGATACTGTTGCTGAATCTATTTCTACATCGTTAAGAGTAGTTGTGTATGACTCGCCTGCAACTGCGGCTGGTGTGGTTGTGCCATTTTTAAATGCTGGAACTGTTTTGTTACGGTTACTAGCACCTGAAAGTGCTGTGCCTGGTACCATGTTTTCTACATATCCTGATGTGGTTGAATCTTCTACTGATAAAAACAGTGGAGACGCACCAACGAGAATGTTTCTAGCATTACCAATATTTTGTGCCATGTGTAAAACCTCCTGTTAAATAAACATATATATATATTGACTTACTTTAAATCTAAGCTGGCTAAGCTTTTCCTCTTGACTAAGTTTATCCTAAAAGCGGCCCAAACGCAAACTAATAAAACCTACCCCTAGGAGATACGTCTCTTGCATATTTAACCTCTAATATCACATCGGCCGACAGGAACCCAGCCAGCTCTTCGGATGGCTCTGTGGGAGACATCTCTAGTATTAGGGTATTGAAAAAAATGATCTTATTAGTAGTCTTAGATCTATTTAAGTCTTTTGCCGAGTCATCCATACGCCTGAAAACATCTATCATTAAATTTCTAATTTCATTAATTTCAGAGTAATCTACTGAATATATTGTAAATGATATTTTTTCACAGCATACCATCCAGTTTTCTTCATAGGTGCTTCCCATTTTGTCATAGACTATATGAGTTTTTCCATTTAAAAATTGATTTAGTTCTGGGGACTGCTGAACTGGGATAATTGGGACTATTGCTTCTCCTAAATTATCACTATAATATGAATTTGCATCTAGTATATTATTGTCTTGAATTTCTTGCCATAGATGCTTGCGTATCTCATAAATTGCATCTATTCCATAATCTACCATTATGCGACACCTCCAAATTGTTTTATCAAGGCATCCTCGGCCTGTGATCTAATTGTACCTGGACTAAATGTATATTGCACTTTTTTGATAGAAGAAGGCACTTTCATTGCTTGTTTAAACTTTGCGCCAAATAAGCTTTGAAATCCAGAAGCTTTAATTGAGTTGCTAACAAGTGGTCCGCTAAAATATCTTGAATACGCCAGATTAAATCTATTTGTAGACGCTGTTCCTCCTGGGCTTTTTACGGTTACGGATTTACCTTTTGGCATAAACACAACATTACCGTCTACCTCAAACACTAATCTTTCTGCAGATTTTGGAGATATTATTAAAGGCATTCCCTTTTCCATTATTGCTGCTTTTTGAGAAAATATATACTTGCTTCTTTGAGATCTATTTTTTGAAGGAACCGATGTCTTGGATAGCATTAACTCATAATCAATTTTAAAAGACAACCCTAGCCCCCCAAGTCTATTTAATTTAAATAATCTTGCTGTGCTATCTCCAACCTTGTTCCACTCGTAAACGTGATGAAGAGATTTTGGTTTTGTTCTTGCCTGAGAATCTATGAATCTACCAAAGTCTTGATTTACTTGGTTAAATATTGTTTTCTTAAAAAGTTCTTGGAAGGCGGTGCTTGAAGTTAATTTTGCAGCTACGTTTGCCTGATAGTATAAAAAAGCAGATACTTGTGCAACTGTGCTATCTTTAAGCGCTCCAGCCTGTGTGGGTGTTGTCATAAATCTTTCTAGCCCCGATGCGGCTTGTAATAAGGCTATGCCACTAGTCTCCAACTTGTTGGTTCTCCGACCTTTTTGCAATTGAATTATATGCCATTAATGTTCCAAAGGGATCTGTGATTGGGGTTGAGCTTACTATCTCAAATACTGTAGGGGTATCGTTTGGATAATTTAATTCAAACCATATAACATTGTTTGATGAATCTCTAATATTAGTTATTTTTTGTCGATATGTAATTGGAGTTTGTGTTCTAATTTCTATAGTTTTGGTATCTTTATATTTAGTTGATATTGCTTGATTATCCCCGCTTCTTGCAGAAGACGAATTAGATATAATTCCTTTTGCAAAACAAGGGACAGTTTTTGCATATATCCAAGATTTTTTAATAGCACCAGTATTCTGGTCTTGATAATCTTCTTGCAGATATACATCTACTTTCATGTTGAAAATAGAATCAACTAGGTTATTCATATTAAATAACTACCATTTTATTTGTTACGTATGGTAATAATAGCTGATCTGCATAGTTATTACCCGTACCGCTAAATGCTGATGTGTCATATTGGAACTGCCAGTCAAATGTCTGTATGCTCTTTATATACTTATTGCGCCACTCTTTGTCCTTAGAGAAAAAGTCTTTCATTAATTCAATACATGCAAGCTCTACTTCGTCTGGAACCTGATCCCATCCATATCGACCAGCAACCCTATACGTACCACCATTAATAAATGCTCCGTTTCCAGTATCGTTAATACTTGGTGGAACCATTCCGTTGGCAGTATACACAGTATTATCTAGCATGTTAGCCCTATTGACTCTAAGACCAAAACCGCTTTCTGAAACATTTACAGAAAAATTCCAATTATCAATATTATTAATATTATCTACTAAAAGGACGTCATTCAAGTAAAGCTCATGTAAAGTGTTTAATTTGCATGGCAAAGGCAATACATCGGATCCACTTGAATAAACAATATTTACATCGTCATACAAATAGAATTTTTGTTGTGTGTAATTTTCAATTAATTTTCTAGCATATCTTTCTGCTGCAACTAGATCAAAAAAAGTTTTATAGTTTGGGTCAGATTGATCAAAGCCAAATCCTAAAGAATCTGCAGCTTGAGTTAAATCAGTGTATGGCTTAACTACAAAAATTTGATGTTCTTTTGTTACGGTCTGTCCCTCAACCTGATATTGCCATATTAACTTTAATGATCTAGGTCGGTTGGTAAGAGATAACGGAGGGTACACGCTGTACACTCCAAAATCCGTATCTACTGCTTCTGCTGTTTGAGTGTGCAAAACAGTTACTGGATTTATAGATGGGTTAACTGCTGGGTCTTCAGTTATATCATAAAACCTAACTACTGGCAAAGAGTCTGCTGTGGATATTCCGCCCTTCCAAAAAACTCTTTGCTTTACTGGCGCATTGGTTCCTACTATAATTTCCATGTCGTGTGATTTAGATTAGCTGTAATAATCCTGAACTTCTTTTGGGGTAGCTAAACGAAATCCCTCCTCTTGATCAAAAATTTTCTGTGCTATTTCTTTGCTTACTGCAACAAAGGGATGTTCTTTTGTAAATGTTTGACTCAAAATATCGTATCTATAATTCTGTCTGTCCATTTTAACCAAAACTGTATCTTCTGCTGATATAGATTTAGGGTCAAATACTGGAAGGACCTCTACTTCTTCTTTTGCATCTTCTACGGCCTTTTTTGTTTTTTCGTAAACCGAATAAGTTACGCCTTCTTCTGATAGAGCGGCAATGATATCTTGTTTATTCTTTAGTTGAGAAGTTTCTACTCCAAAGTCTTCTGCAATGGTTTTTAGCTCTCCAACTTTTAATGTGTCAAATGACATTTCGATCTCCTTTTTCTAGGTTCATCCATTATAGCATTCTATAATTAAAATGAAAAGCCCCCAAATACTTGGGGGCCTTTCTTGCTAGTTAAATCCTATTATTAGGAAGCAACCTTAACGTTTTTAACAACTACCCAAGCGTCTGCTTGCTCGATTTGAACACCAACACGAGTATACATTGTGTACTCGATTGAGTCCTTACGTGGCCAGAAGAATCGGTAAACAGTTACGTCACGCTTAACACCAATAACTACGTTATTAGGGAATGTTAAGTGAACATCTCCGTGTGAACCTGATGGGCTTGCATAATCACCAGTCTGTGTCTCAGGAAGTAGTGGCACTTCGATAATTGGAATACCAAATGCGAATGGTGCTACATAACCTGCTGGACCTCCTAGTGGCTCTGTTGCTCCACGGATAATGCTTGAAGCAATATCTTGTGGAATTGTTTGATTGGTACCAATGCTGTTAGCATATAGGAAATCCTGAATTAGGTTTGATCCTGCTAAAAAGCGTAGGTCTCCACGGCGTTGCTTGTACTTACGTGGCATTGCCTTAAGTGCTTTATTGAATACCTCACGAGATACTCCAGCTCCTGCTGCATCAACAACACGGCCGTTTGCCTTTGATTTCTTAACAACACCATCAAACGCCATGTATAGTGCGTCTGATCCTGCTGCGTTACCATTAAGGATTACGTCTTCAATGTCGTTACCAGCTTGAGTTGCCATCAAACGTGCGATGTGATCTTCAAGATCTGGACCTTCGATATTGTCTTCTAGAGACTCTGTTGAGAGCTCCCAGTCAAGACGTAGTTTCTTTGTTGTAAGAGATATTTTTGAGAAAGTTACAGCTGCGTTTGATGCGCCAACGCTGTTTGCCTCAGTTGCAAGTTTCATAAGCTTCTCGCCTACTCCAACTCTATCAATTTCTGTTGTATCAGATTTCATTCGAACGGTACGTGCGACTTTTCCAATTACGGTTGCATCGAACATATAGTCTAAGAAACGAGCTGATTGTTCTGGATTTAGAAGTCCGCCGTTACCATTTTCTGATGCACGGTGTACTCCTGTTCCTCCAGTTGTTGAAGCAAAAGTACCAGTATTAGTTGTACCTGCTGCTTCTACTGCCTTTTCTAATGTTTCATTGCTCATAGTTTTTTCACCTATCCTTAGTTAAATATTTCGTTTACGGAACCGAGGAAAGTACCGTTCCACTTTGATTTTTTAATGGTGGACCCCACAGACCCGCCAAGGTCTGAAGACTTTTTAATTGCTGTAGAGCCTTCGACGGCATCTACACGTTTCTGAACACCGCTAATGGTGTTTTTAATATCAGCAACAGCATCACTTAGTGTGCTGTGCTTTTCTGCCAACTCTGTAATTTGATCGTTTATGCTTTTGCTAAAACTCTCAACTGATACTTTAATATCAGCAACCTGAGCTTGGTTATCCTCAGTTGCTTTTGACAAAGTATCGGAGAAAAAGCCCTTTAGGTCGCCTAACATTTTTGCAAAATCAGGTTCATCAACCTTAACTTCTACTGTGTCGGCTGCTTTTTCAACGTTGTCGGCAGAGGTATCTTCTGTTGTCTCTTCAACAACTGCAACTTCTGCAACTGGTGCCTCTACAACATCGACAGACTTTTCAATAATTGTTTCTGCTTCTAAAGCGTCTACAACTACATCGTTTGTTACGTCTGACATTTTATTACCTCCTTCTACGTTTGCCTGTTTTGCAATTGTTTGTATTGCAGGCAACGGTAATCTTGACTTCTTAAATGAAGCAAGAATTTTATCTATTTCTTTTGCTTTGTTCTGATCTGAGCTTTCAACCCATCCAATCAAAACTGCATCTTTCCCAGTGACTGGGGAAGAATATGTTTTATCTGTTGACATAAAAACAGAGTCGCTATCTTCGCAATAAAAAATGTTTTCTGTTACAACATTTGTTGCTATGCCCTTAAATATAAATTGACCATTTACTTTTTCAATTGAAACAATATTGCACATTTCGTTTGCTGGAGAATCAACAATAGAAAGCTCAACTAAATCATATTCTTTAATAAATCTTATT